ATAGACTATAAATTTTACGGAAGCATTCAAACATTCAAGGAGGATTAAAGCAATGACTTCACATGAGGATGTGAGGATAATGAAAGCAATATTTGAAGGAGCGAAAATAAAGGTATGGTTTAAAACTGTATCTACTTCAAGAAATTTCTATAATGTTGCCGAGATAGTCCAGGAAGGAAATGCGGTGTTAATAAAGACCGGAGCCGGGGATCAGCATTTACTGAATTTCGAGAATGTGAATATGATAGAAGAAATCGAATAGGAGGTCAAATGACATACGAAGAGTTTTTGAAAAACAAACAAAGAACAATCAAGCCCACTGGTTTTGATTGCATACCCGAAAATGAATATCAATTTGATTTCCAAAGAGATATCACAGGATGGGCCTTAAAAAAAGGAAAATCTGCTGGATTCTTAGATACGGGATTAGGAAAAACAATAATTCAGCTGATATGGGCTGATGAAATCTGCAAGTATTCAGGAGGCAAAATATTAATATTAGCACCTTTGGCGGTAAGCAAACAGACTGTAAAAGAAGGGGCAAAGTTCGGGATAAAAGTAAATGCATGCAGAAGCCATATAGATGTTATACAAGGCATTAACATTACAAACTATGAAATGCTCCATCATTTTGATATAAGGGAATTCGTAGGCATAATTCTTGACGAAAGCTCTATTATAAAAAGTTTTTCAGGAAAAACCACACAGCAGATGCTTGATTTGTTTAGACACACGCCGTACAAATTAGCCTGCACCGCAACTCCAGCTCCGAATGACTATGAAGAATTAGGCAACCATGCTGAGTTTTTAGGGGTTATGTCAAGAAGTGAAATGCTTGCAACATTCTTTGTGCATGACAGTGGAGATACAGCTAAATGGAGATTAAAAGGGCATGCAGAGACTGAGTTTTGGAAATGGATTGCATCTTGGGCGATGGTGGTTAAGAATCCTGAAGATTTAGGATATAACGGAAGCAAATATAAATTGCCTAAATTGAATATGCAGACGCATTTCATAGAAAGTCCGAATACAGAAAATATGTTTATAGCACTGCCTGCGCAAACATTAGACGAAAGGCGAGAAGCGCGCAAGGAAAGCTTGGCTGGCAGAGTAAAAAAATCTGCCGAACTTGTACAAGGAACAGATAACTGCTTGATATGGTGTGATTACAACGATGAAAGCACGGCTTTAACCAAAATGATATCTGGAGCGGTTGAAGTTAAAGGAGCTGACACGCCAGAGCACAAAGAAAATGCTTTGATGGGATTTGCGACAAATGAAGTAAAGTATTTAGTTACAAAACCTAA